CCCTAAACTCAGCACCGCCACAGGCTACGGAACGGGTGACGGCTTGAAAGGCTGGAACTGCCGACATGATTTTTATCCGTTTTTCGAGGGAATTTCCGAACGTGCTAATCTCCCTGTTGACGTGACCGAAAACAACAGACAGTATGAATTATCGCAGAAACAGCGTGCTATGGAGCGGTCTATACGAGCTACAAAAAGACGTTTAGCTGCATATGACGGTGCTATCTCTGAGACGGAAGACGAGGTGCTTAAACGGAGACTGCAAAATCAGTTTGAACGCCACTCGGCTATACTGAAAACTAAGGAAAAACGGCTGTCTGAGTTTTGCGATACGAACGATCTTTATTCCGAAAAGGACAGAGTTCGGGTTGTTGGATTTAACAAGAGTGTTTCGCAGAAAGCGGTATATGGGAATAATCGTTACTTTGTTAAGCAAATGAAAAGCTACGGCATAGAAAATCCGCCGAAAAGCCTTGACATTTTTGAAAATATGAAGTATAATAACTCTCCTGAGTGCAAATTGATGAATGCATATATTACTTCTGTAAAAAAGGGAAAATTTTCTCCGCTTGTAGGTTACGATCATTATAAGAAGTTGCACAATGAGATTAACAACAGTCTTGTTGGTTTAACTACAACTAACGGTATTGAAATAACTGGGCAATCGGATCATTTCATTGAACGTGTTATTGGTGTAATCAAAGATCCTGATACGGGTAAGAAACGTCTTGGCGTTGAACTTCAAGATATTCAGGATGCTTTGACCAATGGTAAAGCAATGAAACCCAAAATTAGCAGGGATAAAAACGGTAACATTTTATATGATGAAGATGGTAAACCTAAAATATCTCAGCTATTTGTTACAGATAAATGTGCAGTATCCATAAATCCTGAAACGGGCGTGCTTATTCAATGTAATCCAAAGTGAGGTGTATTATTATGATATTCAATTTCAAAAAAGATGAATATGAAATGCTTGTCAAATATGGCGATTTTGAAGATTTGGAATACCCATACAAGCTCTTCCCCGAAACAAGTCAGATAGAAATAAATAATAAAGATGTTTCTATGTTTCAATGCATAATTAGCAACATATCAGTTGTTTATGGCATGGACGAAAATCAGAATAATATGACAGATTTCGGATATAAAGCATTGGATATTTATGATAAGGTTTATTTTCAAATTCATAATGAATAAGCTCCCAGCTACTGGGGGCTTTTAATTTTGCAAAAAGGAGCTGATAATTTATGCTTTCAACCCTCATATTGCTTTACGCCCTCGATACAGGGCAAATCCCCGTTGGCTGTTATGTAGCCGCATGGGTCTTCACAATAATAAAAGGTATTTGTTTGGTTATTAAATGCCTTGTAGATTTATCAGATGATTAAAACTGCATTTTAACGATAGTAAAACGCTCTTTCAAGGGCGTTTTATTTATCCTCGTTTTTGCGGAGCAAAAATCCGAGCCGCTTGCGAGGAGATAAATTTTATACTCAAAATTAAGGAGGAAAAATCCCTATGGAACTGAAAGATTTAACAGCTCTCGGTATTACCGAGGAGCAGGCAAACAAGGTGCTTGAACAGCACACAGCGGAGCTGACCGCAGAACAGCAGAAGTACACAGACCTTAACGCAGAACTGGAAACGGCAAAAGGCACGATCTCAGAGCTTACTGATAAGGTCAAAGCATTTGACGGCGAGGACATTGAAGGACTTAAGAAAGCGGCGTCCGACTGGGAAAGCAAGTACAATGCAGATATTGCCGCACTTAAGCTTGACAAGGCTCTGGAACTGTCCCTTGCCGGAGCAAAAGCAAGAGATGTGGACATTGTCAAGTCTCAGCTTGACTCGTCGCTCCTCAAGCTTGACGATGACGGCAAGATCACAGGTCTTACCGAACAGCTTGACAAGCTTAAGGCCGACAAAGCATTTCTCTTTGCGGATGGTGATGAGCCTACCGCAAGGATAGACACCGGTCTTGACCACGGTTCGGCAACAGAAACAACATCAGACGCACAGGCAAGAGCCGTAATGGGTCTGCCTGCGACTAAGTAATTTTACGGAGGTAAAATATTATGGCAAACGCAATTACAAAATTTAAAACCTACATCGCACTGCTTGACGAGGTTTACAAGCAGGCATCTTTGACCGCCGATCTCGACAGCGATCCTACTCTTGTTAAAGCGGGCGCAAACGCAAATGAGATCATAATCCCTAAGATCTCTATGGACGGTCTGGCGGACTACTCCAGAAACAGTGGCTATGTAAAGGGCGACGTTACTCTTACAAACGAGACTGTTACCTTTAATTACGACAGAGGTCGTAAATTCAGCGTTGACAATATGGACAATGAGGAGACTGCAGGACTTGCTTTCGGCAGACTGTCCTCAGAGTTTATCCGCGTCAAGGTTGCTCCCGAACAGGACGCATTCAGGTTCGCGACCTATGCAGGTACAACAGGCATATCTAAGGTTTCTGCAGGAGCAACACTTTCATCGGGTAATGATGTCCTTACCGCTCTGATCACTGCACAGAACAAAATGGACGAAGACGAAGTATTGCCGGAAAACCGTATTCTGTACATCACTCCTACTCTGTATAACCTTGCTATCAATGTGGACACCACAAAGTCAAAGGCTGTACTTGACGGCTTTGCTAAGATCGTAAAAGTGCCTCAGAGCAGATTTTACACTGCGATCGATCTTAAGGACGGCACGACAAAATCAGAGGGCGTCGATGAAACGGCAGGCGGTTTTGCTAAGGCGACAACCGCAAAGGATATAAACTTTATGATAATCCAGAAGTCGGCGGTTATCCAGTATCCTAAGCACACGGTAAACAAGGTCGTTACGCCGGAGGAAAATCAGACGGATGACAGCTGGCTGTTCTTCTTCCGTGCTTATGGTCTGGCTGATGTGTACGAAAACAAGGCGGCAGGTATTTATCTGCACCACAAGGCATAGGAGGTGTCGTTATGGCAAAGACAGTAGGATTGACTTTTAACGAGAAGCCAATAACAATAGAACCGCCTGCCGACTATTGCGAAAATGAAAATGTCATTGATTATAAGAGCATGACAGTCCCTGAACTAAAAGCTTATGCCGCCGAACTTGGCATTGACCTCGGGTCGGCAAGCAAGAAGGACGCAATCATTCAGGAAATCGTCGATGCAGTTGCGGTAGAGGATACGACAAGCGAAACGGAGGTGTAGGCTATGGCTTATGCTGATTACACGTTTTACACTGCTGATTTTCATGGCAATAAGATTTCCGAAACGGATTATCCTTATTTTGCGGAGCGTGCATCGGAATATCTCGACAATCTGAGCTTTGCCGAGACCGACGAGATCAGCCTTGCCAAAGCCTGCTGTGCTTGTGCAGAGATCATGTACTCCGCACAGCCGGATAAACAGATAGCCTCCGAAAAGGTCGGAGATTATTCGATAAGTTATTCGACCACTCAGACTGCTGTCGCCGATGAGCTGATCAAGACCGCCTCCAGATACCTTAATCTCAGGTCTGTGGGGTGGATATAAATGAGATATAATACAAAATGCACCGTCTGGCACAAACAGCCCGACGGTGCATTTATTACACAGCATTATCCGTGCTGGTGGCAGGACACCGAAGCCGAAAACATTGCAAAGACGGGCAAGACCGATGTTGACCGGGCGTTGATACATCTGCCGTTGTTGGCTGTAGTCGATAAGTCCGACTATATTGCAAAGGGCGATATTGATTTTGACGTGACAGCCTCTGTGGCAGAGTTGCTTAAGGCTGTAAGCCCGCTCAAAATCAGTACTGTAGAGCGCAAGGATTACGGCAGTCCCATAATGCGGCACACGGAGGTGACGGCTAAATGAGTAATAACAGTATTAAAGTAACTCTCACGGTCGCTCCCGAAAATGAACTGTTTGCGAGGCGTGGTCTGCAAAAAGGCGGCCGAGTACAGAAGTATATCGACAGCGAAGTATTACGTTGCTGTGATAGTTATGTGCCAATGCTTACCGGTAAGCTTAAACAGTCCGGTATTACATCAACGGTAGTTGGATCAGGCATGGTGCATTACAACACACCATACGCCCGCAAAAATTATTACGATAACAAAGGTATGGGCAAGCAGGGGCTTAACCTTGGGGGCAAGCGAGGCAGACTATGGTTTGAGCGTATGAAACCCGATCATCTGTCCGGAATAATCAAAGGAGTGAAACGAATTGCCGGAGCAAAATAAAAGCCTTTTGGAGGCTATGAAAGAATATGTGTTACAGTATCCCAATCTTGGAGATATTGATCTGCACATAGACCAGACTGAGTCTGAACCTGTTAATTACAGTATACAGACATCAGGTCTTGTAAAACTCAGTGAGGACGTGTGCGGAAATCAGATATGGCAGTACAATGCTTTGCTCCAGAGCAGAGAGTACACAGCCGATGATCTGTCAAGGCTCAATGCATCAGCTTTTACGGAGGATTTTATCTTCTGGATTGAAAAACAGAACAGTAGCCGGAATTATCCAGAACTTGCAGGAAATTTTGAACCTATCAGTATATCCGCTGATAATGGCATACTGCTTGCTCTGGATGAGGACGGAGACAGAGGATTGTATCAGATACAGATACATTTTACATTTGAGGAGGAAATATAAATGGCAGCTACAGGAATAAAAAAGCTTAAAAGAAGTCATCTTATGCATTTGTTGGATTCCACTTTTGGCGGAGAAACTCCGTCATGGTTCCTGATCGGCAAAAACATTGAGGATATGTCTATGGATTTGGGACCGGATACCGCGACTGTTAAGAATATCCTTGATGAAACAGATGTAAATGACAACGGTTACGAACCTAGTTTGTCTGTTGAAACCTACTACGCAAATACAGAAGATGCGATTTACGAAAAGATCAAATCTATTGCGTTGGATCGTCTTGTTGGCGACGACTGCAAGAGCAAATATCTTGAGGTGCTTATCGATAAGACCGAAGGTCCTTACGATGCATGGATGGAAGATTGCATCGTTAAGCCGCAGTCATATGGCGGACCGCAGGGCGGTGTCAACATACCGTTTAATATCCAACCCTGCGGCAATCGTATTAAGGGTACTGTAACAATCGCAAATAAAGTGGTGACATTTACGCCGCTGGCTGAAGGATAATTTGAGGGGCGACTAAGCCCCTCTTTTCTAAGGAGTGTTTTTTATGTCAGAAACAATTAAGCTTAGTTTTGACGACGGATACAAAAATATCGAATTAAATGGGAATCCGGATAAAATAATCCGTATTAATCCAACAGATACTCAGTTTATTAACCGAATTTCAGGCTTTGATGAGAAATATGAGAATATACGCAGTAGATACGGAGATATCGATATGAACTCTATCAATGATCTGCAGAATCTTGATGAGAATAATCCGGACTTTGAAAAGCTGAAACTTGCCGCTGATAGTGTGGACAAACTTGATATGGCGGTGAAGGATCTTATAAATGATATCTTTGGTTATGATATTTCATTAATAGTATTCGGAACTGATTCATGTCTTTCGCCTGCCGGAGGTCAACCAATATTTATGAATTTTATGCAGTGCATCTTCGCGTACATAAATGAATGTTCTGTGGAGGAAAGAAAGAAATCACAGGAGAAACTTAATTCCTATGCGGCACAGCGCAATACCATTGTTAGTGAAACAAAATGATAGGTGCATTGCCTAAAGCTTTGACAGTCAACGGTAAAATATATTCAATATATAGTGATTATCGCGTAGCTTTGCTGATTTTTTCTATGTGCAATGACGATACGCTTAATGACAAAGCCAAAACATATGGATGTATACAACTGTTGTACAAGCATCACGATCAGATACCTAACTCGGATCTTTACGAAGCGGCAGAACAAGCCAAATGGTTTCTTGACGGCGGAGATATGCCAAAATCTAAACGTCAACCTAAACCGTTGATAAACTGGGATCAGGATGAAGGGATTATTTTTCCAGCTCTCAATAAGGTAGCAGGAAAGGAAATTCGTGAAATTGATTATATGCATTGGTGGACGGTTTTAGGCCTTTTTAATGAGATTGGTGAGGGTTTATACAGTAATGTTATAAATATACGCTATAAGCTTGCACACAATAAAAAACTTAGTAAAGGAGAACAGGACTTTTACCGGAACAACAAAGAACTTATTGATATTAAGGTGAAGCTTACAGCAGAGGAACAGGATGAACTTGATTTTATAAATAATCTGTTATAAAAAAAGTCAGCCCGTTTGGACTGACTTTTTTATTACGCCCACCACTGATTACCGCAGTTAAGGCAAGTTATACGAACTTTTTTTGCTCCTTTGTTTCCGGAAACAAGACCTATTGGACCGGCAACAGCAGTTCCTATGACTGCTTTTCCGACTCCAAAGCCTTTTTTGTTTGCCGTAAGCGAAGTACTTCCACATTTAGGACAGCAAGCAATACCGTTTTTCTTGTTTTCCTTTATACGCTGACGTTTTGATAACGTTTTTTCTTCATGTTGTGTTTCGCCTGTTTGTGATGAAGTTGATGTGGTTACTTCCATCGGTATAAAAGTATTATTGCTAAGTGCGGAGAAGTAACCACATAACTCAGCAATTTTTTTATTATTGTTAAAGAAAAACATTACGTTATATGATTTTCCGTTTGCTGTTATAAACAAGCGACCGTTCTCGGAAGGAGTTCCGGCTGTATATCTAATATCTGATATGTCGGATACTTTTATAGTTTCGCTTTTGAGCCCACTTTTGTATGAGATCTCCGTTTCCGAAACTATTATAGTTGACACAAAAGCCGATTTTATTGTGGCATTCATAGGTATAGTTGAAATCGAGTTGACTTCTTCAATTTCGGTTTTATTGTGATGCAGAATTTCAGTTCCACATTTCATGCAGAAATCTGATTCATCGGATATTTCTGCGCCGCATTTAAAGCAAAACATAACATTTCCTCCCATTATGTATTTTTTTCATTATACAGCGTATGGAGGATTTTGTCAAGAAAGGAGGCTGATATAATTGGCAATTGACGGCAGACTTAATTTCGATACAAAAATAGATACAAAAGGATTTTCCAAAGGTATAAACAGTTTAGGTAACCAGCTTAATAATCTCCGAAATATAGTTTTAAAAATGGGTGCAGCACTTGGTACTGTGTTCAGTGGAAAAGAAGCACTTGAAGCTGCTGCAGATATAAATGCTGCAAATTCTCAAATGCAACAGACTTTTGGAACTTTAAAATCTGCTGCAGATAATGCTATGAAAAGTGTTGCTGATAACAGTAGCATTCTTCAGACAAGACTTCAAAATGTAGGCACATCTATTTATGCTTTTGCTAAAACTACGGGTATGGATTCAGTTAGTGCTCTAAAAATGATGGAAGAAGCGTTGCAGGTAACAGCAGACAGTGCGGCATATTACGATCGAAGCCTTGAAGATACTGCAGAAAGCCTAAAATCGTTCTTGAAAGGCAACTTTGAAAACGATGCTGCTTTGGGTTTGAGTTGTACAGAAACTACGCGAAACACAGCGGCTAATAAACTCTATGGAAAATCATTTATGGAATTATCCGAAGCTCAGAAGCAACTTACACTATTGCAAATGGTCAAGGATGCAAATGCTCTTTCTGGAGCGGAGGGACAAGCCGCGCGAGAAGCAGACGGCTGGGAAAATGTCATCGGTAATCTGAAAGAGTCTTGGAAACAGTTGCTTGCTGTAATAGGACAGCCTGTTCTTTCTGGTGCTGTAACAGTTGTAAAAAACATAACAGCGGAATTGCAAAGTTTGACAGCTGTTGCTAATTCAGCAGTTAAAGCACTTTCTGAGGTGTTTGGAATTAAACTGATGAATACAACAGATGGAGTTGCTGAAAGTTCTTCGCAGGCGGCGGAAAATTATTCCGATATGGCAACATCGGCTGAAGCTACTGTCGAGGCTCAAGAAAATGCACTTGCAAGCTTTGATCAGATAAATAAGCTGGCGGACAACAGTTCCTCATCTGATACAAATGCATCGCCAGTGGTCGGTACTCTAAGCGGCAATACGATCTCCACTACTGTAGATGTTGATACATCTGATGCCGATAAAAAGCTTAAAGATTTTTTTTATTGGGTAAAATCATCTTTTAATACTATTTTTACGCCATTTAAACAAGCTTGGGATAAAAATGGAGTCAAGGTAACAGATAGTATGAGATTTGCTTTCGAGGGTGTATGGAGTGTTATCAAAAGCATAGGCGGATCATTCACCGATGTTTGGAGTAACGGAACGGGCGAACAAATTTCTGAACATTTACTCGGTATATGGACAAACATTAATAATACAATCGGATATGTGTCACGCAATTTTTCCTCCGCTTGGTCTGATAGCAGTGGTACAAAAATTATTCAGGACATTCTTGATATTTTTAATGATATACTCGACACAATTGAAAACATAACGGCAGACACTGTTGAATGGGCGCAGAACATTGACTTCTCACCGCTCATTACATCATTTGAAAATGTAACATCCGCATTAAAGCCTTTAACTGCCGACATATTTGACGGTATCGAATGGTTCTGGGATAATATTTTGCTCCCTATGGCATCATGGACTATAAGTACTTTGATACCAACATTTCTTAATTTGCTGGCGGCAGCTATAAAAGTTCTTGATTCAGCAATTTCAGCGTTAAAACCTATGGGTAAATGGCTGTGGGATAAATTTTTGAAGCCTATTGCAACATGGACCGGAGGTATTATAGTAGGCGCGTTGAAAGGTATTACATCAGCCTTAAATGGGGTTAGTGACTGGATAAAGAATCATCAGACTGCTGTCGAAAATTTTGCTGTTGTAGTTGGGACTTTGGGATCGGCATTTGCAATATCCGGAATAATTCAAGGCGTAGTAAGTGCATTTGCCGCATTGGCGGCAGGAACAAGTGTATTGACACCGTTAATTACTGCACTTGGTGTAGCAGTTAATTTTTTGACGAGTCCAATCACACTTGTATGTCTAGGAATCGGTGCGCTTATCGCTATCGGCGTATTGCTGTACAAAAATTGGGAAACAGTAAAACAGTTTTTTATTGATTTGTGGGACAGCTTTAAAATGACCATACAGCAATTTGTAGACTGGGTAACAGAGGTCTGGACATCAATTAAAGACTTTTTCGCCGGAATATGGCAAGGCATAAAAGATGTATTTGCCGTCGTGGCAGAATGGTTTACGGGAATTTTCCAAGCAGCTTGGGACGGTATTTTGTCTGTCTGGAATGCCGTTATAGGTTGGTTCTCAAATCTGTGGACAGGAATCAAAGACATTTTTTCTGCAGTAGGAAGTTGGTTTGGAGATATATTTACAACTGCGTGGACAAATATAAAATCGGCGTTTTCGGCTACAGCACAATTTTTCAGGGATTTGTGGACTGCAATAAAATCACCGTTTATTAAGGTAGCTGATTGGTTTAAAGATATATTTTCAAAGGCTTGGCAAGCAGTTAAGGACGTATTTTCGACTGGTGGCAAAATTTTTGACGGTATCAAAGAGGGTATAACAGGAGTATTCACAACGGTTGTAAACGGCATAATTGGCGGAATAAATAAAGTTATTTCTACTCCACTGGATTTTCTTAATGGCATACTTAATGATATTCGTGATATTGAAATAGCAGGCTTTACACCATTTGATGAGTTTTGGGACTATGACCCTATACCAGTTCCTCAGATTCCAATGCTCGCCACCGGCGCGGTAATTCCGCCGAACTCCGAGTTTCTTGCGGTTCTCGGCGACCAGAAACGCGGCACAAACATCGAAGCTCCGCTGGATACGATCAAGCAGGCTTTGTTTGAGGCGCTTGCTGTTTACGGCGGAGCTGTAGGCAATCAGAAAATAAGCGTAACGATACCAATCGAAGTAAAGGGCAGAGTGCTGTCACAGATCGTTATTGACGATATAAATGATTTTATCAAGCGCAACGGCAAATCGCCGATAAAAGTATAGGAGGGATACTATGAAATCAAATGGATTGAAATTTGAAGAAGAAACGGTAGCCACTCCTGCTGAAATTACTTTTTGTAACAATAAAATCTGGTCGGGCAATGCAGGGCGCACCGCTAATTGTCTTATGGTCGGAGACATCAGGGCTATAAAGAAAACGGTCACTATTAAATGGTATCATCTCACAGGCGAGCAGACTGCACAGATAAATAAGTATATCTCAAATGTTGATAGCCCATTTTTTAACGCCACACTTTTGGACGAGACTTTTAATGAAATCAAAATAAGGGTCTATGCAGGAGATCCAAGCTATGAAATATTCGGCTGGGACGAAAAGCGGCAGTTTTGCAAAGGCGTTGCTGTTGACCTTATCATGCAGTAGGAGGCGGATATATGTATACAACAAGTACAACCGTCTCCTCACGCATCGAAAGCTACTGCCGCACATGGCGTATGTGGCTTGAAAACGACGAGAGCGTAATAATGGGGGACAACATAATGTCCGCTACCAGTGACGTGCAGTCAACGAGCCTCAGTGACGACATAGAGCTTGGTGCAGTGTGCTCACAGTCTTGGGCATTACAGATAAACGATGCTGAAACACGTTTCCTCGGCAAAGAGTATGACCTGTCCCTGTACCTTGCAGACCTCACAGGCGTGACCACCTACTCCACCCTAGAAGCCTACACCTACGCAGAACTTTCAAAGCTGACAGTGGAGCAGATAAGCAAGCTTGGAGAGGTGCTTGACGGAGAGAGAATACCTCTGGGGCGGTTCACCTGCGTGAAATCGAAAAAGTCGGGCGGAAATACTGAGGTCACTTTTGCGGATAGGCTTTACTTCTCCGACAAGACCTATGTGCCAAAGGTCAAGCTACCTGCGTGGTCAAAGGCTGTCGAGGACGACATATGCAAGCAGCTTGGACTGCAAAACGGCAACGACTACACCATCCCTGCAAAGCTCCGTGTAAAGGGCGGTGCAAGGCTTTACGGCAAGGGTCACATAAGGCTGAAAACTGCAAACTTCGACTTCAAAATAAGCTCTATACCCAAAGACACCACAATGCGGCAGATGCTCAGTTACATAGCTTCGGCACAAGGCGAGTTCGGTTTTGTTGACCGATACGGCAGATACGTCCGCAAATGGTACGGCTCGAGCGTGAAGATACTGGACAACAACACTATCGACCTGCCAACACTGGGAGAACGTCCGAATGTTTTGGCAGGCATTGTCTGTAAGGTCAGCGACAGCGAAACTCTGCGGCTGGGCAATACCACAGGCTCGGCAGGGCGTGTGCTGGAGTTTGAAAATCCATATATGACAATGTCGCTGCTGCGGTCATTGTGGCATAGGATAGGCGGCTTTTCGTGGTATACAACGGAGCTTTTTCACCGCCTTGGCGACCCACGATTTGACGTCGGGGACGTGATAACATACGTCAGCGAAAGCGGCGAAAGCTACGATATACCAATAACTAACATAGGATTCAATTTTGACGGCGGACTTTCAGCCGATATTTCTGCGGTGGGTCTGTCTGTGGAAGAACAGCTTTAGGAGGCGAGATTATGGACGAGAACGAGATAACAACTGTAGCTGATACGCAGGCGGAGAAAACTGCCGATACAGCAGACACAGGTCAGACAACGCCCACCACCGAGGAGCTTATCCAGCAGCTTACGGCGAGAGTGGCGGCACTTGAAGAAATAGTGGGCGAGGAGGAGTATGAGCTGCGGTACTCGGGCGAACAGACGGACGAGCTTTTAGACGGCGGTACAGCGGTGTTTCGTGCAAAGACAGCGGCGCAGATAGTAAGCCTTGTGAACAGGCTCTACCCACTGTATATGCGGTGGGGGTCTTTCACGGTGAATATGAAGGTCAACGCCGACAACGGTTCCCAGTGGTCATACAATACACGCACAGGAATGATACCCTCGGGGGTCACTAAGCCTGCGGTGTTTATGGTGTGCGACTGGGGCAAAAAGCACTTCAAGTCGCAGAGTTTTCAATACAAAGTCGCAAGCAACGGCAGGGACATCGACTGGGAGGCATACCTTGAGCACACCTCTGACCAGGGCGGCACATACGCTTTCAAGGTATACTATCTCATAGTTGGCAAAAATGCGGAAGGGGGAAGTGTAGTTGGCTAGTTTCACGGAAAATCTCGGACTTAAAAAGCCCGACAGGACGGACAGGTTCAGCATCGAGGACTTCAACGGCAATATGGATATTATCGACACTATACCCGATATGGCGAGCGGACAGAGCCTTGTGGGTGTGTCAGTGGGAGAAGCGTACGGAAATATAGGTATAATAGGCATAGCGGAGGCGGTCGAAGATGAAAATATATGAGGGAACAGACGGACTAAGAGGATTAGTCAAGAAGCTTATCGAGGTCTATGACTTTAAGAAAGTTGTGTTCGAGGGCGATAATGCGAGTATTGATACACAAAATGCCACCTTTCAGCTTTGGGTAACAGATGAGCTGTTTTTAAGAGGGCAATTTTCTGATACAAATAGTAACTTTGGCTGGTGTGACTTGAGGACACAAGCATTAACTTGTCCTTGTGTAAGTACTGCACCTCGTACTGGAGATCCTAGACGTTGGGTCATTTACAAACAAAATGACCTAGTTGCTATGGGTATAGACAGTAATACCACTAGTAGACCTGGTATAAATATAATAATTGGTGAAGTAACTAACTATGAAACAGGAGAAACCGAAATAGGAATGGCCACAAGTTGTGCTGATAATAATATTCGCTTATATACAGTATTCACTGATGGGGCTACTATTAAATCTACTCCTTATAGATATTTTTGTCAGCAGAAATCGGTGACTTCACTTGCTCCTGTAGTTTCTACTGATTTAAACAAAGGTTTTACAAATGTGTATCATATACTTTCTCATATACAGGGTATATCAGATAGCTATAATAACAGTGACTATGCTGTACCTACGCAAACTATACTGCTCAATAATAAGAAATATCTGTTAAGCAGATTTGCTTTTGAGATAAAGGAGTGAGCAAGATATGAAACAGAAATTTGCAAAGCTTATAGACGTCAAGTCTATCGTGACGATATTGTTGACAGCGGTGTTTTGCGTGCTGGCACTGCGCCGCACGATTTCAGCAGAGCAGTTCATCACGGTGTTTACTGTGGTGATATCGTTCTATTTCGGCACGCAGTATCAGAAAAACTATAAAAATAACAAGGAGGATAATTATCATGGCAGCGACAATTAAAGGCATTGATGTTTCTATGTATCAGACAAACGTAGATTTCGCAAAGGTCAAAGCGGCGGGCTACAGTTTTGTTATTATCAGATGCAATAACTGGGATCACACGAAGAACTGTGTAGTAAAAGACCCGCTTTTTGAAACGCATTACAAAAATGCAAAGGCAGCTGGGCTTGACGTCGGTGCATATTACTATACATGGCAGACAACGGTATCCGGTGCGAAACAGGACGCAGTTCTTTGTCTCGATTACATCAAGGGCAAAACTTTTGAATACCCAATTTACTTTGATCTGGAGTGGCAGAAAGCTTTTGCACGCGGTAAAACGGTATGCTCCGACATGGTAAAAACTTTTTGCACTGCGCTGGAGGAAGCAGGCTACTTCGCAGGTCTGTATATCAGCCGCAGTCCGCTCCAGACTTACATAACAAATGATGTCGCAAGACGCTATGCACTGTGGATTGCAGAATACAACAGCAAGTGCAACTACGGCGGCACATACGGTATGTGGCAGTACAGTTCAACGGGCAAGGTCAGCGGTGTTTCCGTGCCGGTAGACATGGATTACTGCTATGTGGATTACCCATCTGTGATAAAGGCTAAGGGGCTTAACGGGTTTAAGGCTACTAACACAAGCACGTCTAAGGTACTTGACAGTTCGGGCTTTAAGAAAGGTGATAAATCCGATGGAGTTCTTGCACTGAAACAGCTCCTTATGCTGGCAGGGTACAAACTTGACAACAACGGCACGTTCGGAGACGGTACCCTAAAGGCGGTCAATGCTCTGTTGAAAAAGTGGGGCTATACTCAGAACGGTATTGCGGGGACTAAATTTATTAAAAAGCTGTCTGCAACGATAAAGTAAAGGAGTAGCTTATGGATACAAAAGAAACATCATACAGCCAAATGGTGACAGTCACTAGGCTTAATTACAGGAGCGATTGCAACTTCACCGCCGGAACGATCGTTGGCGTTCTCGAAGATAATACTCCGGTAAAAGTCGCTGATGATTTTTATGAATTTCATCACGGTCACTACTGGAGAAAAATCAAGCTTGGTCGCAAGCATTATTATGTTGTTGCTGATTGGCTTAAAAAGATTTAAAAGTAACAGCTCCGGGCAATCCGCTCGGAGCTGTATACTATATTAAAAGGAGGTCATATTTATGAAAAGTCCAATACCATGGATTGGTGGAAAGAGCCAGCTTAAAAGTAAGATCATCAAGTCTTTCCCGCCTACTGAAAGCTACAACAGATTTATCGATGTATTCGGCGGAGGCGGGTCTATACTTTTTGCAAAAGGCAAACACGCTGATCTAGAGATCTATAATGACGCCAACAGTGATTTGGTCAACTTTTTCAGATGCTTAAAATATCATTCTGATGAGCTTAAAAAGGAGATAAAATACTATTTAAACAGCCGGGAAATGTTCCTTGACTGCCGTGAGCGCATATCTGTAACCGGATTTACAGACATTCAGCGGGCTGCTATGTTCTATGTGCTTGTCAAGACAGGCTTCGGAGCAAGTCTGAGAACGTTCGGCTGCAACAAAAAGCGGCTTAACACAGATAATTTCGCAGATATCGAGGCAAGACTGGATGGAGTAGTGATCGAAAACAAAGATTTTGAGGATCTTATCAAGGTATACGACCGTGAGAAAGCTTTATTCTACTGCGACCCTCCATACCACAAGACAGAGCGGCATTACACTGTTAAATTTACCGAGGATGACCATGAGCGGCTCTGCAGAGTTCTTCACCAGATCAAGGGCAGATTTGTACTGTCGTACAACGATGACAAGTATGTGAGAGACCTGTATAAAGACTACAATATTCAGGCGGTCACCCGCAATAACAGTCTTTCATCAGGTGATTTCAAAGAGGTAATAATCACAAATTTCTAGTATTTTTTTTAGAGAATAAATAACGGATTTCGTTATTTATGTTGTAAAAAACATACCGGAGGTAATCATGAGAGTAAAATTAAGGGCTTTGCTTAATTCCAGGGGCATTACTCAGGCTGAACTTGCGCAGGCGACAGGCATCAGACCGTCCACAATCTCACAGCTTTGCAATAACATCGCTGTCGGTTTCAAATTTTCACATCTTGAGCTGATTTGCAGATTTTTAAAATGCGATTTAAATGACATTTTAGAGCTGTAAAAAATACGTTTCAAAAATTCTCGATAATTCAAAAAAAGTGATGAGTGTTTCGTTTTGTTGAAACATTTCATCACTTTTTTGCGTTTTGCTTGTCAGTTTTTTGGATTTTGCTTGTCAAACATCAATTAGAACTTAACGCCGCAGGGGGAGTTTTTGTATTACCTAAAAAAAGTAGGGTCATGCTTTGATGGATCAAAAAGCGTAACTCTTTTTTGTATGCTCCACATAGCAAAAGTGCCTTATGACTAGCATTAAGGCACTTTATCGATTCAATCTTTCCCCAACCTCTCCGAAATCTCCAGCACAAACTTCTGATCCTTCTCAGAAAGTCTCGATACGCTGTCCACGATCTTCTGTGTGAGAGCTGGATTCTTGCTGCCATCGTCGAAAAACTGCTGATGATAAAGATATAGAGCAGATAAAACGAACCATGCTTGAACGTGTCGAAAGTATCGAGCCTAGAATAAGAGATTATGCAGAAGAATGGCATATCAACATATTCAAACAAAAAGATCTCCGTTGGAGATATAAGAAAAACTCAGCTTATCACTACATATGGTGTTGGCGCTATAGTTGACTTTAAGAACGATACTGTTGTTATCGCTTCTACAGACGATTGGGACTATTCCCCTAATGACGCTGGTGAGGTAGAAAATCGAAAAATATTCAGCTTTTTAAGGAGCTTCATCAGCTTTATGCTGCTAAGCGTTTGTAGATATCCGCATCACATTGCATACAGCGCTCTGATTTTCACTTGTCCTACTTCTTCTTTCCAAAAAACAAATCAAACAGAATATCCACCACGTCTTTTACAAGAATGAATATCACCGCCACCTCCTGTCCCCCAAGAGAGCGGCGGTATCTACACCACGCTACTTTTCAGTAAGATATTCATTTCTGTCAAACAACTGCTCAATTGAAAGATTTTTAAACCTCGGAATGTTGTATCCAAACGGCGAGTTGAGAGCCTTTACAAAGTCTTTCGTATAGCCGTGATTTTTTAAAAGATCGTCCTCATACTTTATTTTCTCTTCTTGCTTTGTGTCATTTTCCCTTTTCGTGATACAGCGCTGCATAACATAATGATAAATGGAGAAGTAAGAATCCACTGTACAAATATCTCCTATGTATTCTTTCAGTTCACGAACTACAGTAAGATGAGCAATACAGTTGCGGTATTTTCTTGTCATGCTGCTGTCTGCATTATTGATATCAACTTCAACGCACTTGCGCAGCCGCTCGTTCTTTTTCAAGAACAAATTCGGCGACTTATCACAAAGTTCACAAAGCGTCTGTGAAAGTATCCTGTAGTCATTTTTCAAGTTCTTTGAAGCCAACTCAGGAATTATCTCCTTATACAGCCCAAAATCACGTTCAAGGCAGTGTATCGCAATAACATACCTTGCATTGACATTCACAAGATTTTTCACCAGCAGATACATGACCGTAAGATAAAGCCCGATAACAGCCTTTGCCCTCTCCTTAGCCACGTTTTCTCTGCCCTTTGACTGCTGTTTCACATTTTTGAAATCATCAAAGCTGATGTTCTTTATCATTCTCGCAAGCTCACTGCGCTTTACTCCCAAAGAACTGTTCATGTCAGGAAATTCCACACAACTCTTGTAATAACGCTCTATCTGCGTGTCAGGGATACCCCCAAGAACAAACATGACAACTTTCTCATTCTTAGCCACTTCTCTTATCTTCTGAGCGTTCGCATACTTGATAAGGTATACAAACCGAGAGGACTCGATAACATTGTTTGTTATGAAATTTCTCAGGCCATGTATGCCCTTGCCTTTTTCTTTAAGTTTTAGAATCTCGCTTATCCTATCGTCCGTGATCTTGTCGTCTATACCGAGTATAGTCAGTGCGTCACGGAACATCGTAAGCTTCGCCGAAGCCGCAGGCTTTCTCATGGAAGCAATGTTCTTTACGATAAAAAGCTCGTTGGTTATCCTCTGGCTGTCATTGAACAGCTTGTAGCCCGCCGTAAGTTCACACTCAACATCAACAGCAGAGCTTTTCATTATCTTCAAAAACTCCTTGATGTTATCAAACTTGCTGATAAGCGTTGTAAGAAGGTCGTTTATCTCCTTGCCGTCAAGAAAATATGTGAGCATATATATCATTTTGGAGAAATACAAAAGGTCAGACGCATTCTTCTTTTCGCTGTCAAGAATTTTCTCATCAAAATCCATGTCAGCCTTGCCAAGCTCCTTGATAACGTCACCGTTCATGTGGTCGGCGATATTTTCAAAATCATTCCTGAATTTGCCCCAAAGCTTTGCCGCTTCATCAGCATATATCCCCTCTTTTTCATCATCGGTCATTGAAAAACGCAGTTTGCGCACAAGAGATTCGCCTGCGGCAATGTCATTTCTGTAGTAGTTGCAGAAAAGCAGAAAATCCATAAGCTTGTACATCTTTGAGCGCACAGAGTCATATTGCTTGTCCTTAAATCTGAAGCCGTATTCGTCCAGCATTTTCTCACGAAGCTTTTTGATAGAAAAACCGAGATTTTTCTGAGATTTAAGCACAATGAAATCGTAATAAAGGCGTATGATATCATCAGCCTCATAGCCTTTCATCATATCAATAAGCAAGCTGATATTGACCTTGTTGCCCTGGATAAAGCCCTTATTTATAGAATCAAATCTCTCATCTACAAGATAGTCAAGGGTTTCTCTGTATTCGGGATCAATATTGTTAATAAAACTGTAAAGGTCAAATCTTTTTGCACCCGATTTATCATGAAAAACACACTGTCTTATCTGCCCCACAATTGCAAGCATATGATAAACACGCTTTTTGTATGCTTCCGAAGCTCTTGTATCCTTTGTCTTTGGCTCTTCAAGGCCGAAATAGCCAAGACGCTTAGTTTTCAGCAGGGCATTGAATTTGCTAAGACTTTTTCTGATATTCTCTTTCTTATCGTCGGATAAAGTGCTGCCATTAGGATTAGTAAAAACTTTATAAGTGTTAAATGTGGAAAGATACCCCATGAAATCGTAATTGCTCTCATCGCCTTCCCCAAGCATATTGTTCAGTGCATAAACGATATTCGTCACATACACTGCAAGTATCTTTTCGATATCCAGAATGTTGTAAATAAGCTGGATATGTATATTATCATCAAAATTCTTGCCGAAAAAGCGCTTTTCAAGCTCCGATTTAAGCCCCAGCATATCCCCTCTTACAGACGAGCTTTCACCGCTTCTGTGAGTAGGGTTTGAAGTGTTTATCTCCACACCGCTCTCAAAGCCACGTCTGCTCGAAAAAGTGATGTTTACTTTGCCTACATCACAGAGCTCGATATTACTGTTGTCCTTTGAGGAAAGCTGAGTTTTGTTGTAGTCATTATTATCCACCTCATATTCAAGCACCGCAGAATTGCCCTTGCCGAAAGAGGTTATGTACATTTTATTTTCACTGACAAGAATAGACTTCATTCCTGCCGCCTTTACGGAGGATTTTTTCTTCTCTGCCGCAGGTGCAGCAGCCTCTGCAGCAGGCATGGCAGCGATTGCAGGAACAGCGTTATTATTTATCTCAGCCGCTTTGAGCTGTCTGGCTTTTTTCTGAGCCTCACGCAGCTCTCTAGGCTTCATTTTATTCTTTTTTGCCATAAATATCACTCCTTATATTAGTTATCCCTTAGCGCATTGAGCGTTAAGGGATTTTTTTATTTGTTGGTTTTGATGTTAAACTTTGCCGGTTAGTGCAAATTCGCACCAGTGTAGTAGAGAAACTATCATAATACCAGACAGTTGCGAAGTTTTAGACTAGTGCAAATTCGCACCAGTGTAGTAGTTCGTCCTACAATTGATTCAAAGTTGAGGGTTTTAGACTAGTGCAAAATCGCACCAGTATAGTAGAATCCAAAGGGCGAGTACTGGAACTATTTCGTTTTAGACTAGTGCAAAATCGCACCAGTATAGTAGCTGCTACTTCCCTTGACGAAGCCGCTGTATGTTTTAGACTAGTGCAAAATCGCACCAGTATAGTAGTGTGAAAACCTGAAAAGAATAATATCACTTGTTTTAGACTAGTGCAAAATCGCACCAGTATAGTAGCAAAGCAATTGCGATGGCAGGAACGTTTATGTTTTAGACTAGTGCAAAATCGCACCAGTATAGTAGTCCTCCTTTCTATGGCTTTGTTACGATCCAGTTTTAGACTAGTGCAAAATCGCACCAGTATAGTAGGTCAAAGTAGACAAAATAATCAATGATATTTTGTAATAAAACACCAAACTTATTTTATCGACGCTTTGATGTATACATTATACCATTTTCAGGCATGAATGTCAATAGAAAGTATCTATTTTACATAAAACATTTGTAGGTTTACAATAGATGTGTTACAAAACGTATCACATCTATTTTTTATGCCTAAATCCGAAAAAAATCGGAAGTAGGTATGTAGGGGGTAAAGGTTAGTATTACCCTTTACCCCCTATCGCACAATCGCACAAGCAGGCAGTAAGGCAAGTAAACACGCCTTTTACGGCTGTGCGGTCATATGCAAAAACAATCGCACACGCACAGACATAATCGCACAGGGGTGATAAATAATGCCGAAACAGTCTTGTAATTGGTGTTTTACAATAAATAATCCGTCAAAGGTCAAGACCTGTGGAGAAAAGGATAAATTTAAAGACCTTACGTTTGATACTGATGAAAAGGTGATAAACTTCATTATGCAGTATGAGGAAGTAAACTATTACGTCTTTCAGCGAGAGAGAGGTCACAACGAGAATACCGAACATATTCAAGGCTTTATCCAATTTAAAAACCGCAAGCGTGGTACAACCTTGCAGAATATGTTTCCACCACAGTTTTTTCACGGAGAGTTCGCCAACGGCACAGCACAGCAAGCAAGTGACTATTGCAAGAAGTCAGATACTCGCATTGGCGAGGTGCAGGAGTGGGGCGAACTGCGTGTAACAAAAGGCGGTAAGCAACTTACAAATGAGGATATTCTACAACGTATAAAAGAAGGTGCTGACGATATCCGACTTCTTGAAGAATTTCCGCAACTTTGGAATCAAATTGACCGCCTGCAAAAAGTCCGTGATTTATACGTCTTTGATAAATGGCGAAATGTGTTCCGTGATGTTCAGGTCACATATATATGTGGACAATCGGGAACAGGTAAAACAAGAAGTGTTATGGAGCAATACGGCTATGATAAAGTTTATCGTATCACCGACTACAAACACCCTTTTGACAGTTACCACGGGCAGGATGTTATTGTGTTTGAGGAGTTTAGAAACAGCCTTCCTATTGATAATATGCTTAACTACCTTGACGGTTACCCTCTTGAACTTCCTGCAAGATATATGAATAGGATAGCTTGTTTTACAAAGGTGTACATCATATCAAATTGGAACTTTGAAGAACAGTACACCGCTATCCAGCACAAGTATTATGAAACGTGGAACGCCTTTGTTAGACGTATCGACAAGATAGTTACATATAAAGACGGCATGATTTTTGAGGAAATTGACCTCAAATCATATAAATTGAAGTATAATCTTGATAAAGATGAAAACTTACAACCATAACGAAAGGACGAATGAAAATGAAAAACTATGACAATCCGAAAATGTTCCGTGATGAGGCAGACAGCCTTGAAAGGTTTGTGCTTTCCCACCAATTCCTCAAGCCGTATCTTGACAGCTATAATATTCATATGGCTAAGTATTTTCTTAGCGGTGAGTATGAGTGTAGGAAAAAGGCTCTTTATTTCAAAAAGAAAATACAATCGTGCTAGTTGTACAATGTGTACAAAAAAACGCCCTGCAAAAATATAAACATACGAAAAAGCTTGATTTGTATTGACATTACACTTGATGTGTGGTAATATCTAAACATAGCAAAGAGTACAAATAATTGTACAGTAAATGAAAGGAGTGTACGTTTATGTACATAATCAAAGGTTTTAAGAAAAACTCTGGAACGCTTAAAAACGGCAAGCCGTGGGATAACTACACGCTGTTTTGCCTTAAAGAAGAAAATGGAGTAACAGGATATGCCGTGCAGGCTGTGAAAGTTCCTACAAGGATATTGCAGGACACTTTCCCCGACAGTTCCGCACTTATCGACACTGCAATCAAAGTCAACTATGAAATCAGAACTTACGGCGGACAGGATAAGGCTGTTGTTGTAGGTATTGATATACTTTAATCAATGAAAGGAGAAATATTCAATGGGTGCTTCACTTCTTGCTGATGATGTCGCAATTACAGGCGGTATCAGCACAATTACATCAGTTGTAAGTCAGGTTTGGACAACAATGACAGGCAATCCGCTTGTAATGGCTTTTGTCGGTGCCTCACTTCTCGGTGTTGGTATCGGTGTTGTAAGAAAGCTTACAAAGGGTAAAGCTTAAACACTCGCTTGTGCGGGGCGGTCAATCCGCTCCGCATTTTTTTATTTTGAAAGGAGAAAAAATATGAAAACAAAACTTCGGCGGTTTTTGTCAATCCTCTCCGCTATGGTGCTTATGGTCTGCTGTGCCGTTCCTGCTTTTGCTACTGATATCGGCACTTCTTATACTTCGTGGAATGATACTATCAAACAGAATGTTTTTTCTTGTATTCCTGATAGTGACAAAACCGATTATTATACTGTCTTTGCCGCCCCTAACGGCAGTGGTTTTACGTATACTATTATATTTTGTAAATCTAGTTCTTCTATTACTTATTTTGGTAACAATCTTCATTGCTTTGTATCAAAAACTGATTATAATGCTTTTGCTTGTGTTCTCGTTACTTCAGAAAACAAACCTATCTATGATGATACTGCTACTCGTTGGTTTTCTTTAAATGGCGTTTATTATGACCATGAGCAGTACGATTATTCAGGCGGTCAATACAAGGTTATATATAGTAACGTTCCTGTTTTAAATTGGGAAGATAAGAAAACACCTGTTTGGGAAGACCCTAACGCTCCTATTGTTCCCTTTTCCGTTCAGTATTCCCGAAAACTCACAACAGGTATGTCACGTTCGGGAACATTGTCCGCCCCGGGTGCAAAAAATGACGGTGAAACTATAACAAACAACAATATTGATGTTACTGTCAAGCTTACTGACGAATACAAGCAGGCTATGCAAAAGGCTCTTGATAAGGACCCGAAAGCAACGCAATATACATATCAGTATGTATTGTTCATAACACCGTATGATCCGAATATTTTCGGCACTAAAAAAGCTATGGACGGAGCGATTTATACTTTTCTTGATAAGTCAAAATACGTACTTACAACAGCTTACGGAAAAACAAAACCCAATACAACAACAGATTCAAAGTATGATACTGTTAGTACACCCGACAGTTCGTCCACTGATACATCTTCAAGTAACGTTGGTGAAATGACCTCTGAAAATGCTGACGGCGTTGCAAATTCGGCTTTCTGCAATGGTGTTACACCGCTTTTCGGTCTGCCTATTGCCAATGGTGCGAATATGACTAACACGCACACGATAAATCTTGAAAATATCAAAGGCTCTGACAAACTCGGTGAACAGGATATCTTGTATATCGTGGTTGTTGGTAAACGTTATCTGTATGAAACAGGTGCCGAGGGTTACGCAAAGGACTTTTACGCCAATAATGCAGAGTTTAAGACCTTTTACAAAGAGCTACCCGACAACGCCGTAGCAAGCAAGATAAATGGCTTGTATGGCGGTAATGGTTACGATTTTTACACCGTTGTTTCTGACGGCTTTTCATTCAAAGATTATCCCGATTATAAACCATTAGAGATAAACGGCGTTGAATACCCTACGGATAAGCCTATTTCAGATATGCTTGATGACCCTTTTCCACCTAGTAAGATTACTGACTATGACGGACTTGAAAACGGCACAGACTTTGACACAAAAGAAGATTTTGACGAATACATAAGAAATAAGACTTATGATGAAAAATTCGGCTCATTTAGCTTTGACCTTTCTGACATATCATCTATATTTGACAGTACATCAGATTTCTTTAAGTTTATGACCGCAAGTATTGGTCTTATGCCGTCTATCTTTATTACTGTGCTTATTGCGTTCTTCACTATTATGCTTGCTATTTGTGTTGTTAAGTGGGCTATAAAATAAGGGGGCTATTTATGAACTTCTTTGATACAATGAAAGCTGTTTTCGGTGCTATATGGAATATGTTCGGACTTCAACTTCGTTTTGGTCAGTATAGTTTCACTCTTGGTGCTATGTTTATTGGTCTTTTTGTTATCTCCTGCTCTATCGCTTTGTTACATTATTTGCTTAATGGTGATTAATATGTTAGATTTCTCAGTATATTTGTTTTTATGTTTCATAATAATGCTTATTCTATGGCATTACAACAAGAAAGGATATTGATATGTTAGCTATACTCAAACTCTTTGTGATGATACTTTTTGTTGTCCTTTTTTTCTCTGCCCTCTGTGGTGTGGTTGTGTTTATTTCTGACATCAAGCGGTTTAAGCTTGATACACAAATGAGCCTGCCACGCCAAAAGCTTATAGAGCGGTATGTAGATCAACAGGAACTTGAAAAGGGCGGTGATAATAATGTTGTATGATGTTCAAAATTCTTGTTACCAACTTCTTAAACTCTTAGGCTGTGATTTGTCCGCAATAGACACTATAACAACTTGGAAACAGTTTGGTGTCCTTTGCATAGAGTTCATTTTCGCCTGCATAATGCTTTATCTTCTGTGGAAGATGTTGTATAACGCTATGATACGTTTCTTCAATCCTCGGAGGTGGTAGTATGTTGACAGCCTTTATTATGTGTTTTGGTATCCCTTGGGTTATATTTTTTCTTTTTTGGAAAGGCGATGATGATTAATGGTTATCTTAGATTATTTCGTCCGTCTGCCCGCCCTCACGGCTTATGTTGCATATGACAAAGCCACCGCCCTTTATTTCAACTGGAAACAGCTTTTTCAAGGTTGGGGTATACATTTATACGTCGGAAAATTCGGTGCAGGTAAAACTTCTCTTATGGTTACTGAGGCGTACAAGCTGTGCTGTAAGTATCCGCAACTTCATATCGTCACAAATATCAAGCTTTCGGGCTTTCCCGAATATACAAAGATTTATCCCCTTAACTCTCCGCAGGATATCTTGAACGCTCCTAAAAATACTTTAGTCTTGATTGACGAGATAGGAACGATTTTCAACAGCCGTGATTTTTCGGGCGGTCGCAACAGCGTTCCTAAAAGTCTTTATCAGCATTTGTGCCAATGCAGAAAACGTCGTATGATGATACTTGCAACAGTTCAGCGGTTTAACCTCTTAGACAAGCAGATACGTGATATAACCGCTGATGTTACCGCCTGCCGAACACATTTCAGACACCCTTTTACACGACTTATGACAGGCTATAAGTACGATATAGAGGAGTATGAAATGTATTCCGAAAATCATTCATATACGCCTGTGTGTTCGTCCACGGTCACACATTTGCAACGTAACCAGTACCGCAAGCTTTACGATACTTCGGAACTTGTAACGAATATGCTCAACAAAGATTACATATCTGATGACGAAATATTGCGTAATCGTGATAGTGAGAGCAATAATATACCCCTTGACCGCAAACAGAATAAGCGTATGCGTAAGCAAAGCAAATGGTAAAAAAAACACCGCTGAGGTTGCCTTTAGGCTCTCAGCGGTGTTCTATGCTATTGAATATTGTTGTATTTTTCATCAATAAGTATTTGTTTTATCTCCTGCAACTCCTTGTTAGTTTTGCTCGTGTTTATCGCTGTGCATACTATGGCTATAAATAGCACCAGGTTTATTATAATGCTCACTATCGCAAAACCTAACAGCATTGTTGCCAATGCCTCACTTGAATTGATTATCTCACTCAT